AGACCCTGTCTTTTCGGCCGACAAGCCACACCAGCCCTTGCGTCATGACGACCCTCATCGACGATCCCAGCCTCGGGCCGGTGATCAAGGTTCCGTGGACCTGCACGCTCCCCAAGGGCGTGAAAACCAATTGCGACGCCTGGTCTCAGGCGTCGCAGACCCTCCTCAAGTGGGGGGCCAAGGTGGACTACGGTACCATTCACAACCAAAACCCCCATGGGCCACTTCGTGTGGTCCGGGACGGCGTGTCCCTAATAATCCGCAAGCGCCAGGCTTATCCCATCGAGCTTTTCACCAACGGCGCGCGTACCCATGACGGCTTGAAGATCGCCGTCATGGGCAACTACGGGAGTGATGCCGAGAAGCAGAAGAAGAACGCGGCCATCATCTCCAAGATCGGCACGGCCATCGTGCGTCGAGGCCTGCCTGGCAAGGACGACAAGGAGTTCGTCCTGGCCCTCACGAAGCTGTGCGACGAGTGGAAGGAAATCGCCAGTGGGGAGGCGCCTGCCGAGCCATATATCGTGGCCCTGTTGGAGGACTGCCCCATGGTTAAGCCGTGGGACCTCCAAGAGTTCCTCAAGGCGCACCACGAGATTCGCGCAGTCGACATCCACAAGGTGGGCGACCGCGCGCGTGACTGGAAGGCCGCCGCCGCGCGCCCTGCGGGTGAGAACGGCTGGACCTTCGCGTGCGGGCTGGCGAAGCTGCGCGTCAGCCATGGGGGAGACCCTGTATTCACCATCAAGGATCGCGACCACGTCAAGCCCGGGCAGCACGTTGAGAACGTGTACCCCGGGTTCGTGGACTGGGACAGCGTAGATCCCAGTGTCCTGAAGGTGGTCAAGCTGCACCCGGTGGACGAGGGGCCACTCCGCCGGGAGGTTTACCGCGTCAGCCTGCCGACGCCTTGGGGTAAGCCCATGAGCGACGCCGACATGGCCATCGAGATACTGCGCAAGGTTGGCGCGCACGAGGTGGTGAAGGAGAAGCTGGAGCGCGAGTTGGGCGTCGCGTGCGACGAGCTGGGGCCCTTGCCCTTCAGCATTAACACGATGCTGACGCGCTTCCAGGGTGCGCAGCTGCCCCGGCCCAAGAACCAGTTTGTCGCCAATTATGCTGCGTTCGGGCCCGGTGTGCCGGTGCTGAACATCAGCCTTGATGCGACGCTGAAGTTCAAGATCGCCCAGGCCATAGCGACCCAGGACCCCGAGGCCGCATTGGGGCCCGTGCTCCGTCATCTCGTCGTGAGTGAGAGCGGGCCTGAGTGGGCGGCCCATCCTGAGGTCACACCCGCCACCATTCGCAGCGTCTGTGGTGATATTGTGAGCCAGGCGTACTCCGAGCTGCGCCAGGCCCGGCGGGACCCGCGTGACTACCACAGCAATCGCGCCGCCAAGCGGTACACCCTGGGTATCTTGGGGCCGGGTGCGGCACGTACCTGGGGCGAGGTGGTTGGTGACATATTCACTGCAACTGCGAGCCGCAGTTACTGCCTCGGGGGCCGCATTGCGGTGGGGTTGGTCGACATGACCGCCGCATATGTCAGCAGCGATGGGTTCGCCACCGCGTTCAACAGGGCCCCCTTGCGCGTGCTGAAGACTTTGGACCACCCTGGGCCAGGCGAGGTCCACACCCTGGGTGCGATGTACGGCCCAGGCGCGGGGGAGTTCGCACGGGTGCAGGTCCTGGGGTCGAGCTCCAACCCGGCGGCGGGGGCTGAATTCCCCGCCGGTGTGCGGGCGATCCCCAATCCCCTGGCATCTCCGGGTGCGGCGCCTCGCTGTGTGGGCATCATGGCGGGCGTGCGCGTGTGCAAGCAGCCCGCCATTTGCGACGTGAGGTCGTACGACGCAGTAGCTAGCGCCGTGCGCAAGAGTGTCGCCGCGCCACCGGGCAGGGTGAGCTACGCCGACATCGGGCTCGAGGGGAGCGACGAGGAGATCGAGATGGGCGTCGTCGCCCGCATCCTGCAGGGTGTTGGTGTGCTCGGCAAGCCATGGGGCATGGACTACAAGTCGCTGAGGGAAGATGAGTTCTTAGCCGGGCTGCGCAAGGCCAGTCTGCGCGCCAAGTACCTGGAGGGTAAGGAGCTCTATTTCAGTGGCATCGACGATTTTGACCCGGCCACCGGGCTGATCCGGTCCCCGATGATGCCCAAGTTCGAGCGCAAGAAGCCCGTTGCAGATGGTGCGCTGGAGAAGGAAGACCGGCTCATTGCGAATGTGGGCCCCGTGGACTACTTCCGTTCAGCCCTAGCGAATTGCGAGGCAGCGCATGTCATAGTCTGTGTGGGCGGCTTGCCCCCCCGCGAGGAGCGGTGTGATAAGGCGTGGGGCACCAAGAAGGCACGCGCGGCCTGGGGGGCCAACGCCGTATATCTGAAGTTGCCGCTGGATGAGGCAGGCGCGGATTCAGCGCGTTGTGCGCGGCACTTCCGCATGTACGCCCGGTTCTTGATCGATGCCGGGATATTGGACCGTCACCACCCTTACTATGAGTTCCTGATTAAGATAGCCTGCTCCAAGTTGTACTCGGAGTTGCTGAGTGTCTGCGTGGATCACGCGCACCTGTTGAGCGGGCACAGTGGGACTTGGTCCATTCAGACCTTCATGCGTTTGGTCTTCGCCGTGGTCCACATGGAGATGGTCTGCGGCTTCAAGCCGGAGGAGTACGCCCTCGAGGCGAGCGGTGATGACCTGGTAATGCTTGCACTCGTGCTGCCAGGCGACCGGCGTGACCGCAAGGGCCGCCGTTGGTTCGAGAACGAGTCCGTGCGCGACACGGGTCTCGCCCTGGGGATGAACATGACCATCGAGGGGCCGGCCGTCCCCGAGGGCTACTGCGTCAAGTTCCTAGGGGGCGATGAGATCGAGACGAGTGGTTTCCTGGGCGCACCCGATGACGTCGTCAACATCCCCGATTTTATGCGTTCGTGCGTGTCGCTGTCCGCCATCCCTGTGAATGTTTGGGATTTGCCGTCCATCAAGGGCCGCTTGAAGCACATGCAGCAGGCGTGGATGGACAGGTTCTGCTGGGAGAAATACGGTGTTAGCCTGCCTGTGTTAGGCGCCATAGCGCAGCACAACTACCACCGCGCGCAGTACCTGCTGGACTTCGGGCCCGGCCGCGTGGGTGCCATCAGGGCCATCGGGGACGAGCTGTGGAACCGCGTGGACAGCTACAAGCCGGTACGTCGCTGGCTGCCCTTGCCGGCGGCAGACCACTGGCTGCGCGAAGTGTGCGCGGACGTCTGGGGGATTGCGCCTGACCACCAGATCGAGCTGGAGCAGAGCCTTGCACGGCTCACGTACGATCGCGACCACGATCTTAGCGACGCATGGGAGCTGTCGCTGGCCGCCAGGTATGTGCCACCTGCGGCGGCGGGGCCTTGGGCCCCTGAGCGCCAGTGAGCGCGACTGCCCGCCAAGTGCGGGCATGTGAGGGGATTCTATGACTCACTTAGCGCGGTGTGCCCCTCCACCGCGCGTTATAAAAGTGTTTACCGATTCAAGTTAGTGCATGCAAGGCTTCGTGCTGCACCTTAATTGTTTTAACTGCTTCCATGGTCAAGGGACGTCCTCAGCAGAGACGCTCGACAGCGAGCCAACGGCGGCCCCGGGCTGCGAGGCCGCGGGTTGTGACCCGCCAGGCGCCCAGGCCGCGGGCGGGGCGCCCGACGGTGCCTCGGGCACCTAAGGCCAGTGGCATGCATCCCAATCCGCACGTCAATACTTATGCCATGGCCCTGGTTCACCCTTTTGACCCCGCTTCGGTTGGGTGCAAGTACCCTGAGCCGTTTGCTGTTCCTACCACTGCTTACAAGATCACCCTGCCTCTGCAGGTCAATACCGATTCCAATGGCAATTGGGACGCTGTCGTCCACCCGCACCCCTTGCTTCCGGTCTATTCCACCTTCCCGAGCACTAGCTCTTCCACCGGCATCGTTGGGGGTGCCGCGTTGTCGTTTCCTTACAGTTTTGACACCACGTTCACTTCCACGATTGCGCAGGGCTATTTCAACGCGGGCACCACACCTTCTGGACTTAGCGCCAAGTACAAGAACTACCGCGTTGTCGCTATGGGCGTGCGCATTAAGACGAATGTGGATTTCACGCACGCCAGCGGGCGCATATTCTACGCGCGTGTGGCCAGTCCCTCCCAGATGCCAGGTCTGCAGAGCAGCGGCTCAACCGCCACGACTCTTGCCGCCGAGATGGAGGTCCCGCTGGATGCGTCCGGGCACATCACCTCCCAGATTGTCGATATGCAAGAGGCCGGTGAGCTCCAGGTGAGTGAGCTCCTCGGCCCTGGTGGTCATGAGTTCATCTTCCACCCCTCTTCTTCCCAATCCGCGAGCTTCATTGACGGCGCCGATATCAACTATGAGCAGTCACTTGTTGCGTTCAACGCTGCCGGTGCTGCCAGCGGCACTGTTTCCAGCACCTACTTCAGTACTGCCGGCCATATGGGTTTGTGGCTCAAGGGTGAGGGCTGTGTGCCTACTTCCACCATTGGCAACGCCCCGTTCACCCTCGAGGTGATCATTCACCTCGAGGGCACTCAGAGCATCACTGGCGGCGGCAGTGCGCCTGATCTCGTTTCCGCCACTGCAGAGCCGGCCATGGCCTCACCCACTGAGGTCTACCAGGCCCAGGTCGTTGCACGTGCGGCCCCTTTCGCCATGTCCGTGGGCAGCAAGGCCCTAGCGGCCGTCAAGGACAAGGCTACTGGGCTTTTCGGTGGCCTCTTTTCCAAGGCCAAGTCCGCCATCAGTAGTGGGCTTTCCAGCAAGTTTGGACAGATGGCCATGTCCGCTGGTAAGGCCTTGGGACTCGCCCTCCTTTAGCCATCTTGGCCCTTTTTGGCGCAGCACGCCACGTCCACCATGACGTTAAACTGGGACTAACCCCGCGTGTGGTGGCGCGCGAGGGATTTTAATCTCGACCCACCACCCCGGCTACCGACCGGGGTACGAAAACCTCCAGAGAAATTCGCGTTACGGTATGCGAGCCCGTCTGGAGCCCCTCACACGAACCATGTAAGGGGTTTGTGTTTTCATTCCGAAC